GGCTCTTTGTATGGTAATGGCATCAATGAATCACGCAATGCTCCGCCGGGTGCATCTACATCTCTAAATTCACCTGGTTGTAAGGGTGATGCCTCATCTCTTATTCTTATACCTCTAGCCTTAAAACCTGCTGGTAAGTTGCTTAAAGTACCTGCGTCGATTAATTGTCTAAGTATTGATGTGGAGGCTTTAGATAAACCACCAATCATGTGTGACAAGCCAAGGCCATAAAAACCTAGTCCTGGTAAAAACTTGTACTGTACAAAATAATTAATTTTGTTGCGCATAGTGTCTTCGGGTACATAGTTTCTTCTGATTGATAATATTTGTTGTGAAGAATCGTCTATAGTAATGATATAAGGTATTTTTAAACCTGTTGGCTCGCCCATATCATTTACATCTTCAAAGCCCTCTATTTCTGCAACGGTGTGTATTTCGTATAACTTTCTTTGCTCATCTTCGCCGTAGTCAGGCTCAACACCTTGTATATCATCTATTTCTTTGCCTATATCATCACGATTTATGTTTTGGTTATCGCTTAAATCTACATCTGCATAAAAACCAGATATTTGCATTTTTCTTACTTCGTTGTTGCTCATTGATACAACATGCGTAACTCTTTCAGCAGATAGCAAATCAGTAGCATTGTAAGGCACTAATAAATCTTCAGCAGGCACAAACTTAGATACAGGTCTGCCTTTTGCTGCGTCGTAATAAACTTTCTTAAAAGCACTACCTGATAATGGTAGATAAAATAGTAATTGGTCTAAGTCGGGGTCATACTCAGGCATTTCGTTCATGATGTAATAATTCATAAACTCACAGACTCTCTCAGCCTGCATTTCTGTGTTCATATCTCTTTGACCTACAACCTGTGTTTTAATAGGGCCTTGTGCAGGTAGTAATTCTTTGTATGCTTGTGCTTGAAACTGTGTCACAGCTTCAGATAGTATTGGATGTATGACACCACTTGAGCCTTCAAATGGTTGACTTCTTTGTTCGTCAAACCGCATACCAAGGTACTTAAGACCGTCGGTATATGTTTTTTCCCATTCTTTTCTTGATTCTTTGTCGCTTTCTACTGAAGATATTAATTTTGCTGACATTGAGCCTAAAATAGATTCATCTAAAAAATCAACCAAATTAGCGTCAAAAGGTATATCCTGTTGCACTTCTTCCATTGGCTCATCAAAAGATATTTCATCCTCATTAATGCTTATTTCTAAAGCATCAAACATAGCATCATCAAATGTTTGTTCTGGTGCTGCTACATCAAACTCTTCTGTAGGCACATTTACAGACTTACTTTGGTCTATTACGTCCGGGTTATCTTCTGTTCCTAATTTTCTTTCAGTTACCATTTATTTATTCTACACCTATAATTTCTTTATACATAATCACTCTATCTTTTTCTGCTTCAATAGGATTTTTATAGCTTTGTATCTCACCTGATTCTATTAAAGACCTATACTTGTCTAAAATCTTGTCATTATCGACAATAACTTCACCTGTTTGTGGGTCAAAAGCAGGTAACAAATAGTGTCTATCAGGTGCATCGCCTACAGATACTATTTTCATAGTAACCACCTTTTCGCCCTCTTTGCCCTGTACACCTTTGTTTAACACTTCGTTATGAAAATTTTGTAAAAATATTTTATTTTTGCTAAATCTTTCGTTTTTACCAATATTTTCAATCACAGTAAATCCATTATATCCATAAAATCAATAATATGTTAATGCCTTTCTATCAACAGACATATCATCTTGATAATCACTGTCTAATTCTACTAATCCGCCTTGTCTAATTCGCATTAAAGCCATGGTGGATGAATCGCAAAAGTCGTCGTTTTCACCAAATGGAAAAGCAGCCAACTCTTCTATTACTTCTTCTGCAAAAGCATCTTCTGTAGCATATACCATACCACTTTCAAACATAGGCGCAATAGAGTTCATTCTTGCTACCTTGTCTTGGCC